ATGGTGACCTGCTTCTTTCCAATCGCCGGTACAGCAACGTGGAGATTACCTACCACATCGGCATCAAGCGGAACTTTGATACGAACTTTACAGCTTTTATGAACTTCCTGCTGAAGGAGCCGGGATACCACAGGCTGGAAGATTCCTATCACAGCGACTATTACCGGATGGCAGTGTTGGATAAGGAGATCAGCCCGAAGATGGGATTCCAGAACTTCTCCGGGACATTTGACCTGACGTTTTCCTGCATGCCGCAGCAGTACCTGAAATCCGGGGAGCGCCAGCAGGTGCTGACCGGCTCCGGCACGGTCTTTAATCCTACGATGTATGACGCGAAACCGCTGCTTCGTATTTACGGACAGGGGAAGCTTACCATTGGGGAAGAGCAGGTGACGGTCACAGAAAATGACTCCTTTATCGATCTGGACTGTGAGCTGGAGGATGCCTTCAAAGATACTGTGAACAAGAACCATTGCATCGAACTTTCCAGCGGGGATTTCCCGATCCTGCCGCCGGGAAGTACGAGCATTACCTTCGGCTCCGGCATCACCCGGGTCGAGCTTGTGCCAAGGTGGTGGTGCCTATGAAGCCGATACTTTATCCTGCAGGCGAGACGCAGTTCCGGTCAAACGGTCTGGGCCGTCTTGCGGAAGCGACGAAATGTCTGGTGACCGAGGAGCGTAACGGCCAGTATGAGCTGGAAATGCAGTATCCGGTCACCGGGCGGCATTATCAGGAGATCGTGGAAGAGCGGATCATCGCCGCAAAGCATGACGATACCGACGATGTGCAGCCTTTCCGGATCTATAAGATCACCCGGCCTATGAACGGGATTGTGACCATATCGGCCCGGCATATAAGCTACCAGTTATCCAAGGTGGCTGTGATGCCGTTTGCAGCCGATACCTGTGCGGAAGCTCTGGCGGGAATGATCAGCCATTCCGTCGGTGATTGTCCGTTTACAATCTGGACGGACAGGCTGCTGGAAGCGCATTTCCATGTGGATGTTCCATCTTCCTTCCGCTCACTCCTTGGCGGGGTATCCGGATCGATCCTTGATATCTACGGCCCCGGGGAATATGAGTGGGATAAGTTTACGGTGAAGTTCCATACCCACAGGGGTGCTGACCAGAACGTCATGATCCGCTATGGGAAGAACATGACGGATGTGAAAAAGACTACTGATACCAGTAACCTCTGGACAGGCATCCTGCCGTACTGGGCCGGTACTGATGAGGCCGAGCAGGCAATCCTGATGACGCTGCCGGAGCAGGTGATCTATTCCGATTATGCGGATGACTATGTGTACCGCATGGTTGTGCCGGTTGATTTCTCCTCGGCGTTTCAGGAGCAGCCGACGGAAGAGCAGCTCCGCTCCCGGGCACAGACTTACGTCCGGGCCAATGCTGCAGACGGTATTCCGGCTTCAATCGATGTTTCTTTCGTGGCCCTCTGGCAGACGGAGGAATATAAGAACTGGGCACCGCTGCAGAAGCTGAAGCTCTGCGATACCGTGACCGTATACCACAAGGGGCTGGGGATTGAGAATAAAGCGAAGATCGTATCCGTTACCTATGATGTCATTCTGGAACGGTACGAAAAGATGACGATCGGTGAGGTAAAGACAAATCTCGGTGACAGTATCCGGCAGATTTCTGAGGAGATCAAAAAGGAAGTGCCGACGACCGCGTCGGTCTCGCAGGCGATCAGTCTTGCCACCAACATCCTGTCCGGCAGTATGGGCGGCAACATCATAATCAACACGAACGCGCAGGGCCAGCCGGTGGAGATTCTCACGATGGATACGGCGGACATCAAGACCGCTACGAAAATACTGAAGATCGATCAAAACGGCATCTCTGTATCCAGATCAGGATACAGCGGTGTCTTTACTGTTCTGCTTGATATGGACGGGAAGTTCGATGCTGCCGCCTTAAAGGGCATCATCGATGCGGCACTGGTGAAGTCCGGCGTCCTATCCGACAAGCAGAGCAATATTTCATGGAACATGGCGACCGGCGCATTTACCGGAAAGAACGTGACGGTCACAAACCTGACGGCAACTTCAGTCAGCGGAACGACCGTCGAAGGGGAGACCGTCAGCTCTGGGGATGGCTATACCGGAAGCTATCATGTGGATGGTGCGACAATCTCTGTCCGCGCCGGGATTGTGACCGGGAAAACGGAGGATGAGACACAGCCTCCTGCTGCCTACAGCGGAACCTATCATGTGGATGGAGCAACCGTCACGGTAGAGAACGGCATGATCACTGCGGTGACGCCAGACCCGGAACCGGAGCCAGATCCAGAACCAGAGACACCGGGTGGTGAGGAAGGAGATAATTCATGATCACAACACAGACAGAACTGGATGTTTCTCCCGGCGGCATCGCGCCGGTGATTCATGTCAGTCAGTACGATACGGGGAGCCGGACGCTCCTCTTTAACCTGATCGCGACAGCGGGAGACCTGATCCTGCCCGGCGGCACCAAAGCCGAGATCCGGGGAACGAAGCCGGACGGGAATGGGTTCTCTTACGAATGCCAGATCAGCGGGAAAACCGTCACTGCCGACGTGACCGAGCAGATGACGGCTGCTGCGGGTAAAGCGGTCTGTGAGATTGTTCTTTATACTGGGACGCCAGCGAGAGAAGATGCAGAGGCTTCTGCCGATTTTATGCAGCTCGCAACTGCAAACTTTATTCTCTATGTGGAGCGGGCCGCGCTCGATAAGGACACCTTAAAATCCGGTTCCGAGATCCGACAGCTCGTAAACGTGATTGATCGCACCGATGAGCTGCTTGCAGCTGCGGCGACCATGGATGAAGCCAAAGAATCCATCCGGCAGATGACGGAGGATACCAGGTCGGATATGCATGCGCTGGCACAGCAGGTGGAGACAAATGCAGAGGATCTCGCGGAACAGTCCGCTGCATCGGCAAGGGCCGCCGCGCAGTCAGCGCAGGCAGCGGAACGGACACTGGAAACGGTCGAGGCAAAAGGTCAGCAGTTATCTCAGCTTGCCATCAACTCGGATACCATTGCAAAGGAAGCGCTGGAGAAGGCGACGAATGCAGAAAATGAGTCCTATGAAGTTTCCAACTATCTGGAGACTGTCAGACGTGAGCTTTCCCAGCTGAGCCTGTCCATGCAGGAGAAGATCGACGATGCCTATGTGGAGGACGGTTTCCTTTACATGACGTCTGAGGGCGAAGTGGTCGTCGGGCCGCTCGGGCCTTTCTCCGGTACCGGAGGAGGCGGCGGGGGCGGCACCTCCGGGAACAATGCCCATATCACGCTGACCAATAAATCCGGTTTCCTGTCCCGGACAATCGCACAGGGCGATTCCTGCCCGGTGACGATCAACTGGACATCGGAAGAGGATGAGATCCCGACCGGAAACGGCACCATGAAGGTGACCGTGAGTGGTGTGGTAAAAGCCATGATTGATATCAAGCAGGGCGATGTGGTCGTAGACATTGGCCCGTATGTATCAGCGGGAACATCGGTGGTCAAGATCAATGTGTCTGATATTTATGGGAACAGCCGCACTTTAAACTTCTCGATCACCGTGGTGGTGCTCGGCCTTTCCTCGAGCTTTGATGATTCGGCAGCCTATACCGGGCCGATCAGTTTTCCGTACACACCGGTCGGAAATATCCAGAAGAATATGCACTTCATTCTGGATGGCAGGGAGATCGGCACAACCGTGACTTCGGTTTCCGGAAGGCAGCAGTCCTTTGCGATCCCGCAGCAGAGCCATGGTGCACACAGCTTTACCGTGTATTTTGATGCGGAGATTAATGGCCAGACGGTGAGGTCAAATGAGCTGTATTACGAGATCATCTGTCTTGAGACCATGAATCTGACACCGATCGTGACCTGCAGTTTCCATTCGGAAACGGTGAAGCAGTACACGACGATCCACATCGGGTACTCCGTGTATGATCCAACTTCCATGAATGCGGATGTGGTGATCAAACGAAATGGTGTGACGATCTCTACGCAGACAGTCGGAAGAAGCAAACAGGATTTTGCTGTCCGGATGGATACGGTCGGTACCTTTACCTTTGAGATCAGCTCCGGGGAGGCCAGCAGATCCTTTACCCTTGAGGTCACGGAATCGGATATTCAGATCGAGGCGGAGACAGAAGCGCTAGCCCTGTACCTTTCGAGCAACGGCAGAAGCAATACTGAGGGAAACAAGTCTGTCTGGGAATATGGCGATGTATCCGCCCAGCTTACGAATTTCAACTATGCCTCCGATGGATGGCAGAAGGACGAGAAGGGCATCACGGTGCTCCGGGTGTCCGGTGATGCCAGGGTGCAGATCCCGTATCATCTGTTCGGGACAGACTTCCGTACCTCCGGCAAAACCATCGAGCTGGAATTTGCTACCCGGACAGTCATGAACTATGATGCGGTGATCTTATCCTGCCTCTCCGGTGGTAGAGGGCTTTCCCTTACCGCACAGAAGGTACTTCTCAAATCCGAGCAGAGCGAGATCGGGACACAGTTTAAGGAAAATGAGCATGTCCGTGTTGCTTTTGTGGTAGAGAAGCGGACAGAGCACCGGCTGATTTACTGTTATATCAACGGCATCATGTCCGGAGCGGTGCAGTACCCCGTGAACGATGACTTTGCTCAGACGGAGCCGGTCGGCATTTCCATCGGCAGCAACGAGTGCACCATCGACCTCTATAACATCCGGGTCTATGATAACGACCTGACGAGAAGCCAGATCCTCGATAACTGGATTGCAGACACACAGGATGTGGAGGAGATGCTGGCTCGGTACCAGAGAAATCAGGTATACGACGCCTACGGGAATATCGTGAAAGAACAGCTCCCGCCGGATCTGCCATACCTCATTTTGGAGGCAGCAGAACTTCCGCAGTACAAGGGAGATAAGAAAACGGTGAACGGTTCCTATGTCGACCCACTGCATCCGGAGAAATCTTTCACCTTTACCGGTGCTCAGTTCGATGTACAGGGAACTTCCTCTCAGTACTATGAGCGGAAAAACTATAAGGCCAAGTACAGGAACGGTTTTGTGACCTCGAACGGGTCAACCGTGGATGACTGGAAACTGCGCGATAACTCCATTGCGGTGGCGACCTTCTGCTATAAAGCGGACGTTGCTTCCTCCGAGGGAGCTAACAACGTGGAACTGGTCATCCTTTATAACGATGCCTGCCCATACCGGACGCCTGCACAGCAGGAAGATTCTCGCGTGCGGCAGGGCATTGACGGTTTTCCGATCGTCATCTTCTGGCATGATACCGTGAAGGATGAGACGAGCTTCATCGGGAAATACAACTGGAATAATGACAAATCGACCGAGGAAGTATTCGGGTTCCGGGATGATGACGAGTCGTGGGAAGTGCGAAACAACACGGGCGACCGTGTTTTGTATAAGAGCGCGGACTATTCCGGTGACGCATGGCTGAATGACTTTGAAGCCCGTTTCCCGGATACGGAGCCGCCCTATACGGACGCTGCCCAGCTGCAGGAGTTTGCCGAGTGGGTGGTCAGCACGGATACGGAGAAAGCGACCGGGGCAATATTGCCTATACCTGTAACCTACGGAGAGGAAGAGTACACCCACGATACTTCCGAGTATCGGCTGGCGAAGTTTAAGGCAGAGGCCGGAGATTATATGGAGCTTGAGAGTGCGGAGTTCTATTACCTGTTTACCGAACTGTTCCTGATGGTCGACAGCCGGGCCAAGAATATGTTCCCGTCATTTATGGGAGGTGACATTACAGGATGATTAATACAGAGGAAATCTGGAAACCTATTGAAGGCTATGGCGGCAGGTATGAGGTTAGTAGTCATGGGCGGATTCGTAGTTTTGCCATTGACTCAAAGAACGGGAGAATCATAAAAGGAGTGCGTTCGAAACTTGGTTATCAGGTGGCACGCTTATATGACGGAAAGAGGAACTCTAAGTGGATTCCGATTCACAGACTTGTAGCCTATGCCTTTCTTGATAACCCAGCCGGGCTCCCTGAAGTAAACCATATAGATGAAATCAAACATCACAACTGGGTATCAAATCTGGAATGGTGTAGCCGAGCATATAATGTTAACTATGGCACAAGAAATGCGCGGTCTTCAAGATCGCACATATGTCATGAAGCCTTATCACTTAAAGTTGGCTCTATAGATGAGAACGGACTCGTGGAATACTTCGACTCTATCGGAGAAGCTGAACGCCAGACCGGATGTAGTCACAGCAATATAATAAGAACCCTGAAAGGGAGAACGAACCACTGCGGTAACAGGCAGTGGTTTTATTTATGATTGGAGGTAGCAGATGAAAAAGAAGATTGTATTTCTCCCTTACGATTTTGATACCGCCATCGGCATCACAAATGAGGGCGTGCTCGCATTTTCCTATAACCTTGAGGATACGGATAAAACAGAATCAGGCGCAGATGTATTTAACGGGCAACAGTCAGTTCTTTGGAAGAACATGCGGGCTGCCTTTTTTGATGAAATGAGAGCCATGTATCAGAATCTGCGCTCCACCGGGAAACTTTCTTATGAACTGGTGGAGCGTATGTTTGAGGAGCATCAGGCCAAGTGGCCGGAAGCGATCTTCAATGAGGATGCCTGGTTTAAGTATCTGGCCCCGCTGGTGGAGAAAGGCAATGCGTCGTATCTGTCCATGCTGCAGGGATCGAAGGCAGAGCAGCGGAAGTGGTGGTTATATAACCGCTTCCGCTATATCGATTCCAAATACAATGCCGGTGATGCGCTTTCAGATGTCATCACCGTCCGCGGCTATGCCAAGTCCGATATCACCATCGAACCTTATGCGGATGTATATGCCTCGGTGAAATACGGTTCCTATCTGGTACAGGATCGGGCCTCCCGTAACCATGAGACGACACTAGAATGTCCGTTGGATAACGTGAATGACACTGAAATCTATATTTTTTCGGCGTCCCAGCTCGCCTCCGTAGGAGACCTGTCCGGCCTGATGGTCGGCTATGCAGATTTCTCAAAAGCAGTGAAGCTGCAGGCGCTGAAGATCGGTGATGAAGCTGAAACCTACAGCAACGGAAACCTGACCGAGCTGT